GTAGGTGTCGCCAACTACGTTATTACGAACGGTTACAGCAGACTTCAATAGACCAGTGCCTTGGTAGGCGTGTTTGACCATTGAGTCAAATTCCGTGACTGCCACGGATGATAGTACGTTACTCATAAGAATTTCCTCGAAAAAGAGTAATATTAAAAATAGTTTTTCAAGGTTTTAGCTGAGTACCCGAGTAAACTTGGTCAGCATTCAACCTAAATTTACTGGGCCTTAAAAGAAAGGGGTGTCCAGTGTCTCGATTATACACCTTTCACCCCATGTAAATCAACCAAAAGTTCTAATGTGCGGTTTATTGCCGCCAAAGTCTTGCATCATTTTTTGTATTTTCTTTTCATGGTTCATATCAACACTGCGAAGTAGCTGCCCACCATCAGACTTTTTAAACATCTCCGTTTCAATGTCTGCCCAGGTCATGCCGGTAGGACTTTCACCGCCATCAATAGGTAACTTGACTGGAGATGTCGCTCTAACCAAGGCCTCAACAAGCTGAATAGATTTTGCGTCAGTAACTAAATCCATTACTTTTTCATAATCATCGGAGTCTAGGTTGTTTTTTAAAAAGCCTTCTACTTGCTTAATCCGTTCACCAGCATTGTCGCCCAGCTTGGCAATTTCTTGTTCGCGGCTTACAGTTTCTACTGCACTGCTTTGCGCGCTCAGTAACTCCCATGCTTCACCAAATGCTTCTTGGCTCATGTTAGTCTTTGATGCAAATTCAGTTAACTCTTGTAGTAGCGCATCGTCACTTTCAATGCCTTCCGGCCCTGCATAGCCTTCTTTGGGTGCGCCAGTAAATCCGCCAAACTTCTTCTCTAAATCTGTGTATGCCTTAGCTTGGTCAGCTACGGACTTGTACTTGTCTGCTTTGTACCACTCAGGCGTGTCACCAGATCCTTTAATGCCTTCCGTTAAGAAGTATTCACCTTCTGAGAGGGTGGGTTCTGCTGCATCAATCAATGATTCTGCTGGGGTACTTTCAAGGGTGTCGTTTTCTACGGCCTCTGACATTCTTATCTCCAAGGATAATTAATTACTGCCCTCTTAGGGCTTATTGGTTGATGCTTTAACAGGATCTTATCGAGCCGTCTTGCACCGTTTAACAAAGCAATATCGTTTACGTCTATCCAATCAAGGTGCTGATTAGACCTGAAGCAACGAAATGCTCTGAACTTGTGGAGGTACTGGAATTCATCAAACCCGTACTGCGTGCCTAACTTCTGGAGCCACTCCATATCAAACTCAATTGACTTGAGGTACTCAGGTTCATCACAGATCACATTGATCTTGCTCTTAACCACCCGCTTCTTAGGCTTAACTTCCTCAACCTCTACCATCTCTTCTATCTGTTCTGCTTCGCTCATACCTTCTCTGCTTGTTGCACATAGTGAATGATCATACGAATAACACCTGCTTCACCATTGTGATACGCAGCCTCATACTCGACGTTACTAGCGCCTAGGTCAGTAGAATTCTCTAGCAAGAACTTCCTTGTCAGATCTTCTACCACCCTCTGCCCATCTTCAGTAGAAAAGCACCGGCTATATGCCTTAGCTAATTCAGAGTAACGCTCTCTGGCCTCCGCAGAAGCCTTGTGAGCGTCCTCATTTCTACCCTCTACATCCTCCCAACTCATTCAACAGCCTGTAAGTTAGGCGGTTGTTGGGGCATCTGTTGCTGTGCTGCCGATGCTTCCGCTCCAGCTTGTATAGCTTGCTGCTTTTCTGCGTCACTGCGTACTAACTCAGAAGCCATGCCGGTCTTCTGTGCAACATAACTACCAAAGTCCTCAATCTTGAAAGAGGTAGCTATCAACTCAGGCCCAGCATTGTTGGCAACAAACTGTATAGCTTGCTGTAGTGACAGCAGATCCTCACCATCCTGCGCTCTAGCAAGGGGGGAGGTGAACTTAACGTCTACATCTCTACCGTCTAGCTGGATAGGCATGATTAGTCCGCGTCTAGTCAGGATAGCCACTACCCTTTTCAGGATAGGTATCAGTACCTCAGTCTGTAGCCGTCCAAATGCAGAGCCAATACGCTTGGCTAGCTCTCTACTTTCTATGGCTATCTCGGTCGCAGTCCTGACAGGGCCGGCAGGGTCGCGCAGGTCATTGAACAAGGCTAACTTGATAGAGTTTTGTAGCTCAGTTATCTCAAACTGTGCAAGCCCTAAGCTGGTGCCGGTATCTAGCCGCATGATTGACGGGTTGCTGGTGTTATTAGATCCAACAGGGATTACAACGCCCGGTGCAATGGTCAAGTTATACGGGTTAGTCACGCCATCATCTGTGGCTGTATACATCCCGGCAAGATCAATAGCCGCCTTCTGCAATACAAACTCTTTGGCCTTGTTCAGACTGCGCACATCTGGCAAACACTGCATAGCAGGACCACGCCCACGCACTTCACCGGCTACCTTAGTGTATCTGCCAGTAACCCAAGGCGATGTCTCACCGAAATCCTCAACCCATGAGAACCTGTCTTCGTTGTTTACCCATAGACAGCCGTAATACTTCTTGGCTTTAGGTTCAAACACCACGCCCTCACTCACTGATACATCTGAGTCTGGAGAGTTATCAATAAGACTGCGGATAGTCTGTGATACCTCTATGCCTCGCCACATGCGCTCAAGCAAACGAGCCTTAACATTGAACCTACGCCAGTGTGTCTCGATGTTACCGAACGGGCCTTCCTCAAACGCTATGCCTTTCTGCGGTATACAGTGGAATACAACAGGGTTCATCTCATCGTCTGTCTCATCAATACGCAATGTAGCTGTGCCGATCAATAGATCTAGCGCGGCCTCATAGAACTGCGTACCAAAGTTACTACGGTTGATGTAGTCAAAGACTATCTCGCCCTGCTTGTCTAGGTTCTCGCGGATCTGCTCCTCAGTAACGCCAAACTCGCCCGTCTTCAGTAGCTCCAGCACTTCATTGCTAGGTTGAAATGCAGCCCAGCGTGCTTGGATGGGGGCTATGTTCTCTTGCAGCTTACTTGCTGCTTGCTGAATAGAGGTGAGAGAGGTGCTATCAAAGATGCGGTCCATCTTCTTCTGCCCAGTGTTCTCAGTCTCAAACAGGTTACGCTGAGGTAAGAAGTATTCGTATACGTCAGACAGTTGGTCATGCCACATTGCCTGAGTATCGAAAGCCCTCTTCTCCCTCGTCTTCATGTCATTGACTGAGCCAAGGTATTTAGGTGACTTCACATGCCACCCCCAATACCTCTGACGTTAATGCCTTGCAAGATGCTTGCTCGCGTAGCAGATCCAGCCTTCGGCATTGAAGGAGCACCCCTGCCACGACCCATACCGGATGCAGCAGCAGATCTACTACCGGGAGCACCAGCCAACAGTGAGCGAGTACCTAGCTGCCCACGCCTTTGTGCGCGTAGTCGCTGTTCGTTCTCGCCTATCTCTTCATCTAACGCACGCTCTTGACGCTGTGTTATAGCAACCTCTTGTGCTGTTGGTTGCGGCTTCTTTGGCTTCTTCATAAATCCCATGTGATCTCTCCTATCTCATCAACAATGATTTTTTTTGCTCTTCCTGCGGAGAAGATCCGCTAGATCTCTGAGAGCCAGTGTTTTTATAGTTTGACCTCGCAATCTTCTTGTCCATCCCAACAGCTTGCTGCTTGGACCCGTTTACTGTGTTCGCCATTTTCTTTATCTTTTTCATAACTTTCTCAAGTGTTTGTATAGTTGATATGGCGTGAGTATAAACGGATTCCGTATCCCTAACGCCTGTTTGATATGCCCTACGCATGTGTTGAACATTAATAAACCTCTTGTACTATCGTCAGCCTTAGCCTTAACGACAATCATACCACTACTGGGTATGCTGAAATCGTCGATAGTCTCTAGCTCTAACCCATTCATGCACTTGCCGTACACGATCCACCTACCATTGTCCGCCTTGATTAGATAGCAGTGCTGGTACTCAGGGTGCATAAACCTAGTCCACCAATGATCTCGATTGGGCGTGAACACTGCGTACAAGTATTCACCCGAAGACATCAAAGTTTACCTTGGCCATCTGTGGTTTACGCTGCCCCATAGGTGACATGCTCTCTCTCCATCCTAGTGCGAGGGTCTGCAAGGCATCAGCACCATGAGATGCCCAGTCATGTACCGGGTTGTCCCTAAATCTACCGGCCTTCTCATCCCACTCTCTACGGTATGAAGCTACGCAGTTATAACCTTGCTCTGCTCTTACGTCATCTATCCAGAACCTAGGGAACATGCGCCTTACTGCCTGTATGCCTTCAGCCTTCACCCTAGGCCGCTGTACGGTGCGGAATGATATGCCCATCTCTCTAGCCACATCCTTGCGTGATCGCCCTGACGTTAGCTCTCTGACCTCTATATCGTGTGGTGCTAGGTGTGTGCCCAGCCCTACGCCATTGGTGTTAGCCCATTGGTTCAAGTATTGAATGTAATGTTCCATGCCCTTGCCTGTAGCTTCGTAGTAATGCACCAGCCTGATCTCTTTGCCCACGCTCTGGAACAGCCAGATACTCATGGCATCAGCAATCCCTAAGTCCCATGCAGTGTGTATAGGGAGTGATGGTTCTACAGGTAGCCTACCGATCCGCCCTTGGTCCTTAGCTGCGCAGATCGGGTCGGCGTAGTATGCCCCAGCTATTTGTGACTCAAACGAGCCATAAAATTCCTGCTGTATGAGCGCCTCTTCCATGCCCTCCTCACGCTCTTGCTCGATCATGTGATTAGATATGACCGGCAGTCCGTCCTCTCTCCGTGTGTCATTAACGGTAAGGTTCTCGCAGTACCAATCTTTGTTCTTGCGGGCCATGTTGTACAGTGTCCAGCCGTGATTCTTACCTCTAGGTGTGTAGATAAATGATGCCCAGCCATTGTTCTCCACAAGTATCGGCCTGATGTATGCCCATGCATTAGGGTCACACAAACTCCACTCACTGAACACCACCCCCACAGGGTTACTACCTACTAGGGAATCATAGTTATCTGACCCAGCTAGCTGCCATGTGCTGCCATTCACCAACTCAATGAGCATCTCTTGTGAGGATGTACGCTTGCGGATCTCATGGGGAAACACTTGGTCTAGGATCTTACGGCCTTGGGAATCTATGCCGTTCCAGATGGCCTTGCGTGCTTGTGTTTGATAAGGGAACAGGTGCCAGTATGTGCCCACCCTCTCCAGCATAGCTTTAGCCGATAGGTTTAGGACCGTGCTGTCTTTGCCTGCCCGTCTATGCCATACCACACAGAACCTTTTCTTCCCTGTGTCATAGGCTTTGAATAGTCCTATCTGATGTGGACGCGGTGCCCACTCATGAGGGATAGATATGCTAGGCATCTTTGAATGACTGTACGTTGATGGTTAATGCTTCCCCACCCTCGCCTGTTATCTCTACTGCTTTAACGTCACCGATGTACTTACTAATAAGTTTCATCTTGATATCGGCAGCACTCTTTAACCTAGTTACTGCTAACTGGTCTAAGTCACTATCCAGATCACAAAGTTTTGTTGCAATATCAACGACATGCTGGACATGACCCTGCCCCGCTAACTGCTCTCTTAGAGCCTCTTGTCTTATAGCGCGGTTCTCTTGCGCTCTAGTCTTCGCCACGCTTACCCCCGAAGATTCTCTCCCACCCGTCTTGGTATGCAGGAGTATTGTTATTCAGTCGTCCGGGTGTTCTTTGCTTGTCACCCTTGCCGCCATGATCCCAATTCGGGAAGTGCCTAGCTTGGTCTTTCTTTTCTAGTCTGTGTCTATTGTCTGCCATGTGTCGTCAAATACCAAAATAGTTTACGGATAGCAAGCGTTTATTTTACACCACCTATGAAAAAAAACATAAATTAATTTCACTTTACCCCTTGACCCTATGAAAACTTTCTTTTAAAGTGGCTTCAACAACAACGCAACAGGAAAGAAAAATGTCTACACGAGCTACATACCAAATCAAAAGCGGATTCAGCACAGCAACCCTATACATTCACCACGATGGATACTTCCAAGGTGCAGCGTCTTACTTCAAGGATACTCTTGATCTCATGCGTATCACTAACCGCCCTCTCCTCCCTTGCTTCTTGTGGGCAAACGAAAGAGCAGAACTAACCGCCGGACATGAAGCACACGGCGATACCGAATACCACTACGACCTAGAGAAAGAAGCTGGCATCTGGATAGTTACCGCCTACAAGCGCAGGGCTTATGACAGCAACGAGTTTGAGATGGAATGGATGGGGCCGCTATCTGACTTTGTAAAAGAATTTAAATCACAAGAGGCCGCGTAAGCGGCCCTTACCCTCACACCAACAGCAAGGAACAACAAAATGACCAACCAACAAGCAGTAGAACAGATCATCGCCAAGGTTACCGATCAAATCCCGGCTGACGAAGCTCACGTTAAGCAGTTTACTTTCACTAAGTTTGAGCACGGATTACTCAAAGGCGTTGAAACTAAAGTTGACGGCAAGTTCAACGGCGTTGCTTTTAGCTTGGTTCGCTTTACTAAAGTTTCAACGGGCTGGGAAGTAAGTTTGCTGCCGAAAGGCAACTACTACTTCCAGTCAGGTCACGGCTACTTTGACACATTAAAAGAAGCCAAGCGCCACGCTCTAAAAAATTCAGGGGCCGCGTAAGCGGTCTCCACTTTCACATTAACAGAAGGAACGGACATGGCTTATTATGATGCTTTTACGGGGCAAATGGTTGTTACGCAAAAAGAATGGATCGCTAGCACGCTTGTGACTTTACAGGCTGATTTTGTAGAATGTTTGCGCGAAGGCTACCTAGAAGAGGGTGCCACTTTGCTAGATTGCTTTTACGAAACAGTGCAGTTTGAAGGTACTGAAAGTGAGTATGAAGCGATGATAGCTGCAATTGAAAAAAGAGATGCAGAACTAGGTTTTTAATTGTAGGTGATAGCC